CTTCGAGGACTTGTGCGAGCGGGCCGACGCGCAGAGAGCGCGCACGGTCGATGCGGTCATCCGGTCATTGCCGACAGGGGCATGCGCTGCGGTGCATAGCGTGTGGCTCGGCTCGCGCTGGGTGCTGGAGTGGATGGATCGGGCAGAGTGCTACGCGCAGGCGGTGGAGCGGTTGCCGGTGGAACTGAATCGCAGGGGGGTTGTGTACTGACGTAGCATGTGCTACGGTAACAACGTGCTCACCACGCACGTCCGTACGTTTTGAATTTCCTGAAGCCCTCCGCGTGAGGGCTTTTTGCTTTTTGGAGCCCGATGGCACTCACTGACCTTTCGCGAGCATTCGCCGACTTGAGCACGCACACAAAGCGGCTAGAGGAAGCAAAGGCGCGGAAGGCGGAGTTGCGTCTTGAGTTGGACGCGGTCAATGCGTCGATCGATGCGGCTGAAAACGCCGTGCAGACGACTCAAAGGCTGGTCAAGGAGTTAGCGGCGAGGCTGGGACAGTGACGAAGTACGAGCTTACGCAGGCGCTTGCGGACGAGATTTGCGAACACATCGCAGAGGGTAAGAGTCTACGGTCATGGTGCCTTGAGGTTGGCAGGCCATCGCCGCCACTTGTGCGTAAATGGCTCGCGAACGATGCGAACGAGTGGTTCCGTGCCCAGTACGCCCGCGCGCGGGAAGAACAGGCCGATACGTTGTTCAGCGACATCCTGGACATCGTCGATCAAGCTGAAGACCCGCAGATCGCGCGGCTGCGCATGGATGCGCGCAAATGGATGGCCGGAAAGCTGCGACCGAAGGTCTACGGCGAGAAGGTCGAACTAGGCGGAAAGGTTGACCACGAACACACTCACGAGCATCGAACAGTATCGGCGATTGATAGCCGGATTGCGGAGTTGCTCGGACTCGGAACGGATCGACCTGACGAGGGCGCTGTGCAAGAGTGATCTTTTCTTCCTGCTTTGGTACGCGCTGGGTCGTACCGACATGGAACGCCCGTGGTTGCTGGACCGATGCAAGGAAGTGCAGGCGGCGCCGAATGATCGGCTAGACCTGTGGTCGCGAGAGCATTACAAGTCGACAATCATCACGTTCGGGCTGACGATTCAAGACATTCTGAACGACCCCGAAACGACTATCGGCATTTTCTCGCACACGCGGCCGATTGCTAAGGGCTTCCTCCGGCAGATCAAGCGCGAGTTTGAAGCAAACGAACTTCTTAAATCGCTATTCCCTGACGTACTCTGGACCTCGCCAAGCAAAGAGGCTCCGAAGTGGTCAGAGGATGACGGAATCGTCGTCAAGCGGAAGAGCAACCCGAAGGAAAGCACGATCGAGGCATGGGGCCTCGTCGATGGGCAACCGACATCGAAGCACTACCGGACGTTGCTCTATGACGACGTGGTGACGCTCGAATCGGTCACGTCGCCTGAAATGATGCAGAAGACCACATCCGCCCTTGAGGTGTCATACAACCTAGGCGCGCAGGGCGGAAACCGTCGCTTCGTCGGTACGCGTTACCATTTCAACGATTCATATAAGACGCTGTTAAGCCGTGGCACGGCAAAGCCGCGCGTCTATCCCGCAACCGTGGACGGTTCCGAAACTGGCGAGCCGGTGTTGTGGACGACCGAGCAGCTACGCAACAAGCGGCGCGACATGGGGCCTTACACGTTTTCGTGTCAGATCCTGCTGAACCCGAAGGGGGACGGTGCGCAGGGCTTCAAGCGTGAGTGGCTGCGGTACTACAAGGACCATCAGGGCGGCGCCGGGATGAATAAATACATCCTCGTGGACGCTGCCAACGGTAAGCGCAAGGAAAACGACTTTACATCCATGTGGGTTGTCGGTCTTGGCCCGGACCGCAACTACTACGCGCTGGACATCGTGCGCGACCGCTTGAACCTGTCAGAGCGTGCCGCGCGGTTGTTTGCACTGCACCGCAAGTGGCGCCCGATCCAAGTCAGATACGAGCGTTACGGAATGATGGGCGACATAGCGCACATCGAATCCGAGCAGGAACGGCACAACTACCGTTTCGAGATCACGGAAGTCGCAGGCCAGACACCAAAGGTAGACCGCATCAAGCGTCTTGTCCCGATCTTCGAGCAAGGGCGCTTCTACCTTCCGCCGTCGCTGCACATCACCGACTACGAACGCAAGACTGTGGACATGGTGGCTTCGTTCGTTGAAGACGAGTTGATCGCGTTCCCGGTGTCTGTCCATGACGACATGCTCGATGCACTGGCCCGCATCGAAGAGCCGGATATCCCGGTGCAGTGGCCCACCTTCGAAGACTTCACGCAAACCGAACCCGAGGCATTTTCCGATGGCATCTGACACGCAAGGCCCCGACTACCGCGACGATCCGGCATTGCGCCCGGGGACCGCGAAGACGCTCGATTGGGGCGCGATGGTGCGGGCTGCGTGGGGCACGGAATGGGCGAAGCGCGACGTTGCTTACGAATGGAGCAACGGCCGGAAGATGGAAGATTCGCTAAACGGGCCTTACGAATGATCTACACGTCGGAAGTTCAAGACGTGCTGGACATTGGCATGGCGAAAGAGGTGGGCGAGATTCTGAACGCCCACTACCCCGGGCACCTATGGTCAACTTACGTCGCGAGCGGCGTGGTGTTTATCAAGAATCTGCGCCTGTCCAGCAAGGCCGGCATGGTGCTGCACCTGAAGAACCTGACCGACGCTGGCGCGCGCAAGAAGCGCGTAGTGCAGGCCGGCGGCGAGTTCCTGGAACGTGCCCATTGGGTGCGCGGCAAGTACCAAGGCGACGCGCCGACGGTGCTGGAAGGGCACACGAAGTACAACCCGAGGTTTGCGAATTGAATTCCGAAGACGCGCTGCGCATCGCTGCTGACGCATACGAGGGCAGCACGTCGTTTATCGACTCCAACTATCGCAAGCAATGGGAAGAGGGGCTCCGCCTGTTCCAAGGCCGGCACCCGGTCGATAGCAAGTACAACAGCGACAAGTACAAGCATCGCAGCCGACTGTTTCGGCCGAAGACGCGCAGCGGCATCCGCAAGCTGGAAGCGATGGCCGCAATGTCGTTTTTCAGCAATATCGATGTGGTGTCTGCTGACGCGATGAACCCTGCGGACCCGCAGCAAGAAGCCTCTGCGGCGATCGTTAAGGAACTGCTGAACTACCGGCTACAGAAGACGATTCCGTGGTTCCTGACGCTCATCGGGGCGCTGCAAGACGCTGCGACCGTGGGCGTGTGCTGTAGCTATCAGTACTGGAAGCATCGGCGCGAGGAAGAGCCGGGCGAAATGGCGCCGGTACTCGACGAAATGGGGCAGATGGTCATTGACCCCATGACCGGCGCCCCGCAGCTTGAGCAGCAATCGAGCGTCAAGGTGCTCGAAGACAAGCCGTGCGTGGACTTGATCCCGGTCGAGAACATCCGCATCGACCCTGCGGCCGACTGGCGCAACCCGATCCAGTCGTCGCCCTACGTTATCCGCATGTGCCCGATGTACGTGCAGGACGTGCGCGAGATGATGTCGGACGGCAAGTGGACGAAGTACGCCGACGGTGAGATCGAATCCGCGAAGCACAACACCGACAGCACGCGCCAGGCTCGCGAAGGCAAGCGCGAGGATTCGATGGGCAACACGACCGACTTGAAGGAATTCGACACCGTCTGGTGTCATGAGAATTTTGTCAGGTTGGGTGGTAAAGAGTGGGTCTATTGGACGCTGGGCACTAAGCACCTGCTGACCAATCCAGCGCCACTGGAACAAGAGTATTTCCACGGCGAACGTCCGCTAGTCATTGGCATGTGCGTGATTGAAACGCACAAGATCATGCCGCCGGGGTTGTCGAATCTCGGCGCAACGCTTCAAGCTGAAGCCAACGAGATCGTGAATCAGCGGCTCGATAACGTGAAGCTCGTGCTCAATAAGCGATGGCTTGTGAAGCGTGGCCAGAACGTCGATACCGAGTCGCTTATCCGCAACGTGCCGGGCGGCGTGACGCTCATGAACGACCCCGCAGGCGACGTGCAAGAGGTGAATTGGCAGGACGTAACGTCTAGCGCCTTCGCCGAGCAGGACCGCATCAACGTCGACTACGACGAGCTAATCGGGAACTTCTCGCAAGGCTCCGTCATGACCAATCGCAAGATGGGCGAGACGGTCGGCGGCATGAACATGATTTCGCAGTCGTCGAACATCACGACGGAATACACCATCCGCACGTTTACGGAAACGTGGGTGGAGCCGGTGCTCCGACAGCTTGCGAAACTTGAACAGCATTACGAGACAGATTCGGTCGTGCTCACGTTGGCCGGTGAGCGCGCGCAGTTGTTCCAGCGGTTCGGCATCGACACCGTAACCGATGAACTGCTGATGCAAGACCTGACGCTTACGGTCAATGTCGGCATGGGCGCGACGGACCCGAATCAGAAGCTGCAACGCTTCATGGGCGCGCTGAACGGGTACGGCTCCATTGCCGCCCTTGGCCGCATGGAGATCGACCTTCAGGAAGTCGGGAAAGAGATCTTCGGGCTCGCTGGTTACAAAGACGGGCGTCGATTCCTCAACGAGGAAATTGACCCGCGCGCAATGCAGGTGGCGCAGCAGCAGATGCAAGAGCAGATGGCGCAGATGCAGGCGCAAGGCCCGCAGGTTGACCCTGCCGCGCAGGAAATGGAGGCGCAACGCTTCCAGTTCGAGCAGCAGAAAGCGCAAGCGGACATGGCTACGCGCGAGTCTGAAGCGAGCCTTAACGCTCAGGTGCAAGTCGAAGTCGCCCGCATCGAAGCGGAAGCGCAGGTGCAGGTGGCCGCGATCGAACAGCAAGCCGCGCAGACGTTCACGGCGATCCAGGATCAGATTGCAGCCCTCGGCGAGCAGATGGCGCAGATTGCTCAGATGATGGCCGAGAAGGAAACGCAAGCCGGAAGAACTCACGGAACCGCAGGCGATCCCGCTGCGGCCTGTTGATGCCGCTCAGACGGCGCAGGCGCTCGCGGATTTCACTGCACGACGATGCAACGTGCATGGCTTGATAAAGCCCGTGTGGCACGTCCTGCGGCCTTGCAGATGCCTGCGGCGGCTGCCGATGCACAAGGCGCCAACAGTTTGCTACTCGCGGCAATGATCGCGCTACTAGAGGACGAAGATTGACCGACGAACAGACGTTGATTGCCGAAGCGGTGCTAGGGCGTGACGCGCAGGAATTTCTAGCCTCCGAGATCGGGCGCTATCTGCTCGGCCGCGCGCAGATGGACGAAAGCGAGGCGCTTGAAGCCCTCGTGTCGGTCAAGTGGTGGCGGCGTCGCAGGATCATCGAATTGCAGAGCCGGATTTACCGCGCTCGCAGTGTGCGTAGTTGGCTCGCCGAGATCATTACCGATGGGCGGCAGGCCGAAAGCGTACTGGAAGAGTTGTAGCAGTAGGACCGTCGAACGACGGACCGTAGTTCAACAAAGGGGGCCTCTTCGGAGGCCTCTTTTCTTTTGGAGTACCACCAGTGACTACCCAAGAATCGGGCGTCGCGGAAGAAGTTGTGCCGCGGCTCACCCCGGAAGTGAATCCGAGAAATGCCGCAATCGACGAGATCGCAGCGCGCGTAGCTGAAAAGCACGTCGCCGACGCCGTCGAGACCGAAGAGCTTTACGGCGACAAGCCCGCCGAGAAAGAAACCGCCCCGGAACTTTCTGAAGAAAGCGAGCCGGAAGCGGTCGAGTCCGCGCCGGAGCCTGTCGCGGCACCTGTCGAACTTGATGACCCAATGGTGACGGTCAAGGTCAACGGTGAGCTGCGACAGATTCCGCAATCGGAACTGATGAAGGTTTATCAAACCGAGCGGAGCGCGACCGAGAAGTTCCAGCAAGCCGCGCGAGAGCGCGAAGAAGCGGCGCGCATGCGTGCAGAGGCTGAAGCCTACGCGCGACAGGTTGCCGCACAGCAAGCCCCTATTTCGTTGGACGACCGTGCAATCGCCGAACGCATTCAGTACGGCAGCACGGACGAAGCAGCCGAAACCCTGACGCGATTCCGTGACCTCACCGTGCAACAGGCACGACAGGAAGCGGAGCGCGTCCTACTCAACCGGGAATTGCAGCAGTACCAGAAAGCCAACTCTGATCTGTTCCAAGACCCGATGCTTTACGGCGCTCTAGTCGCCGTCGAGGAACGTCTAGCCAACGATCCGGAGTGGGCAGCAACGCCCTCCGAACGCTGGCACGAAGCCTCGAAGCGCGTGCGGGAACGCTTTGGCGTGCAGCAGGCGACACCTACCACGGCGCAGAAGCCGGTGGCGGCAGTCGCGAGCATCGACCGAGCCGAACGCAAGGCGCAAATCACGAACGTTCCGACAGCCTCCGGGCGTCGTGCGGAACGCCAGACACCACGCCCCCAGACGACCTCTGAAGTGATCGAGGCCGAACGTGCGCGGCGCATGAAAGGACGTAACTACTAATGGCCGGTCAACTTTGGAGTACCAATAGCCTCGGCGGGTATTTTTACTCGCTGAATCTTTCCAACGAACTGCGGCGCGCAGTGCAGCCGATGACGAAATTCCGGCAATTCGCCGACGTCAAAGACGCATCGCAGCAGGGCAAGAGCAAGGGTGAAACCTTCACCTGGGACGTCGTCAAGGACGTTGGCCGTCAGGGTCGCACGCTGACGGAAACGAACACGATGGCGGCTTTCCCTTATACACATCTGCCGCTGCCGACGAAACAA